GGTCAGCCTCGACCGAATAGCCGGCCAGGTTGCGGATCGTGCCTTCCGCTGATTCTTTGCCGCCGCTGCCGGGCTCCTGCTCGACGGCAACGCGGCACTCGATGCCATCCATTTCCGCCGTCTGACGGATAACGCGCTCGCGCTCGGCAGCGGCCCATTGGCCGCGCACCACGTCGAGCACAATAAAGTCGCCGTTTGGCAGCACGCCCATCTTAACGCCTGCTGTATAGGCTCCGCCGCCTTTGGTGCCGGCCTTGTCCCAATAGCGGATCAGTCGGTCGATCCGGTTGGGTGCCTGCCGAACCTCCAGCCTTTCCCACTCAAAGAAACCACCGCCTCGCGGTAGAGGCGTCTGCTGCATCTGACCGGCGAACGCATATGGCCCCATGATGGTGCGGTCGCGTTCGACCACCTCGGCGGGGAAGCGCTCAGGGAATAGCAACTCGCCTTCCGTCTCGCGCCAGTCCGTAAAGCCGATGCTGGTCTGGCAACGCCTAGCCGGATCGAACTCCATCGGCAGGCAAAGATGTTCATAGCCATAATTGTTTTCGAGGATCAGCCCCGACACGTCGCCCTCATGCAAGCGCTGCATGACGATGACGATAGCCGACCTATCAGGGTTATTGAGGCGCGTTGGCAGCGTCTCCTGGAACACCCGCACCGCCGTCTCGCGATGGGCAGGCGATAGCGCAGCCTCTACGCTGTGCGGATCGTCCCAGATCACCACGTCACCGCGACGGCCGGTCATCGAGGCGACGGCATTGGCTTGCCGCCAGCCGGTCGCGTCATTCTCAAAATAGGTCTTCTGGTTCTGGTCGCTGACCATTGTCATCGGCCATCGCGCCTGGAACCAGTCGCTTGTGACTAGCGCCCGCATCCGTCGGGCATCGCGCACGGCGAGGCCCATTTCATGCGATGCGCCAATGATACGATTGGAGGCCAGCCCTTGCGGCCCCCATTGCCACGCCGGCCAGAACACGCCGACCAGCATAGACTTCATCGTGCCGGGCGGGATGTTGATCAGCAGCCGAGTGATCTCGCCAGCCGTCACCGCTTCGAGGTGCCGGCACATGGCGTTAATATGCTCGCCGTGAACGTAAGGCTGCGATGGCTCCAGCACATGCCATGCGCGCCGCACAAAGTCGGCCAGCGAGCGGCGGCACAGTTCCTTCTCTAGTGATAACCAATCCGATGCAACGCGGTTCGCAGCGGCGCTCAATAGCACCTAGGCGTCGTCCTTGGGCTGCATAGCATCGAGCAGTTCGCGGATCGTCTCGGTTGATAGCTTGCTGAGATCGAGCGCCACTGCGGGCGTCGGCTTGAGCGTGCCATCCTCGTTGGAAAGGTTCAAGTCCTGCTTTTCCTTCCAGCCCATCCGGCTCTTGGTCCACCAGATCATTGATCCGGTGTCGCCAGACGTTGCCTTGTTGAAAAGGCTAGCGCCGACGCGGGCATTCGCCTTGGTCGCGGCCGTGGCTATCTCGCGTTTGAAGTGCCGCCGTAGTGTGGGCAGCGATACGTCCAGACAAAGCGCAATCTCATCCCGCGGGATGCCAACCGCCACCATCTGCTCAACCATCTGGCGCTGCTGCGCGGTCGGTTCGAACGGTGGTCGGCCCATCCGTTTTTTAGGCGGCATCTTGCTCGTTTTCGCCTTTGCCATTTTCTACCTGAAAGAAAGTGTCGCCGGTTGCCTCAAGCGTTGCCTCTTTGCTCGTGAAGTCCTGCCAACGCTTTACGGCAACGTCCACATAGGCCGGATTCAGTTCGATGGCGTGGCAGATGCGCCCCTCCATCTCGCAGGCAATGATTGTCGTGCCGCTGCCACTGAACGGCTCATAGACGGCCTGGCCAGGGCTGGAGTTGTTTCGGATTGGGCGGGCCATACACTCGACGGGCTTTTGGGTGCTGTGGCCAGTCTCGCTTTTGCGCGGCTTGTCGATCTGCCAGAGCGTCGTTTGCTTGCGGTCGCCGTGCCAATGGCCGGTGCCGCCTTTGCGGACAGCGTACCAGCAAGGCTCGTGCATGTGATGGTAGTGACCGCGCCCTATAACAAGGGTTGACTTAGCCCATACGATCAGCGCTCGCATATCGTAGCCGATTGCCTCTAATGACTCAGCCACTTTGGGTGAATAAATGTCCGCGTGCCACACATAAGCCACATCACCGGGAAACAGCGCCCAAGCCTCGCGCCAGTCGGCTTGGGAGTCGTTGGCGACGACGCCTGTTGCACGACCGCCATCCTTTCCACCCAATGACGAATCGCGCCACCCCGCATCATACTCCACCCCATAAGGCGGATCAGTCACCATCAGATGCGGCTCGACACCATTCAGCGCCTTTGCCACCGTGTCCGCGTCGGTACTGTCGCCACACACGATCCGATGCTTGCCAAGCAACCACACGTCGCCGGGTTGCGTGATCGGATCATCGGGCGGCTCTGGCACGTCATCGGGATCGGTCAAGCCTTCCGGTGTTGCCTCAGCCAACAACGCATCAAGCGTCATGTCGTCAAAGCCAATCAGATCGAGATTAAAGCCTTGATCGTTCAGATCGCCCATCTCAACCTTTAGCAGGTCCATATCCCAGCCCGCATTGAGCGCCAGTTGGTTATCGGCCAGGACATAGGCTTTCGTCTGCGCCTTGCTCCAGCCCTTTGCGATCATCACCGGCACTTCGGTGATACCCAGCTTGCGCGCCGCCATCACGCGGCCATGGCCGGCAATGATTCCACCGGCTTCGTCAATCAGAATTGGATTCGTCCAGCCCCACTCCTTGATGCTGGCCGCGATCTGCGCGACCTGTTCGTCGCTATGCGTCCGAGCATTGTTGGCGTAGGGAATCAGATCGGCAACCGTGCGCCGTTCAATCGTGGCCACTGGCCATTCGTCAGATTTCATCGAGGCACCAATTTTAATGCTACGCACTGCAAGCCTAACGCGCCTGGCGCGTAATTGTTATTCGCACTGCTCCGCAAGCAGGCCGATCAAACTCATTCGCGCCTTGGCCGCATATAGCGCATTGGCATTTGCTATAGCGTTTAGTCCGCGGCGCGCACTTTCTGGCCATGCCCCATCATTTTTTGCTTGCTGCAAAGTCTTATGCCCATTCCTGGCAACAGCCTGAGCGTGGCAGATCAAATATTCAATTTCTTTTTTCGTTGTCATTGTTTCCTCCATTGCGCGCCAAGATCAAGATCAGCCACAGCTTCGCACTCCTGGCAAAGCGCAGGTTGCCGGCCTTTCGGCTCTGGTTGGCGCGCGTCTCGAATCGCTGGCACTTGCGATCTGTCGCGGATTCACCGTCGCAGACTTAGCGGCTCATGCTTCCTTTGCATGATTTGTGCTTGGTGTCAATCGTTCACTGCGACACTTCCCACGCAAGCGCCGCGTAACCGGCAGCATCAACACAATTATCCACCGCATTGCCGCGGGCAATTTTGAGCAGTTCCATCAGCCGGCACACGTCTTCTGGCTTGACGCTTTGCGCCTCGGTCAGCAGCCCACGATGGCAAAGATAGATCGTCCAGTAGGCAGCTATCGCGCCGAACGTGCGCTCTGGCACACCGTGTTCGTTGCGGCGCTCGCCGTCTACGATTTCGCGCGCGCGATCCAGTAGGCATCCGGCCTGCGTTTTCGGTTCTGTCATTGGATTTTCTCCAGCATCATGGTTGGCACCTCGATCTCACGCGCCGCCAGCATCCAATCGGCTAGCACCCGCGCGTTCGATCCTCGAATAGACTTCACGTCCACAATACGCCCCTCCAGCGCCCCGTCAATCACCATGACTTTATCGCCCGCGGCAAACTCTGCGCCGGTTCGCATGTGGCGTTGTTCTTTCGGCGCTTCAGTTTCGGCGCCGACCTGGCGCAGCCATGCGGCCAGCGTCTGGCCTTGTATTGCGGCCGGAACGCCGGCAACGCCGATGACGCTTTGCGCTATGTGGCCCACGAGCACCTCTCGAAAGCGTTCGCGGCCAGGGTGGAACCCCACGAACAGCAATCGCGGAATCAGCGCATAGCGAATGCGTTTCTTGGCTTTTTGGTATCGGTTTTCGCGACGCCATCGCGATTTGCTGGGCAGCAGCGCTGGCACATTGATTGCGCCAAGCGCAACATGCGCTTTCCATTCTTGCTGCGGCGCTGTTTGGAGAGCGTACCACTGCAAATCAGCATTGCCCATAGCCCACATGGCGCGTTCGTTGAGCGTCATGCTTTCAGCCTGTCGATAGGCTCGCATTCCGTTAGACGGCATTGAGTGGCCCAATAAAGAAATCGGGCTTCCCTGGCTTTCCGCATCTTCGACCCACGCGGCGCGTGCATACGGTTTGCTTATTCCGGCTGGCTGAAAGTCTATGCGGGACCAGCCGGTCAAAGAGCCAGGGCATCAAGGCCGCGCCCGATATCGGCCATGGGAGGAAACTGCCCGCGCCTAACGCTACTAAACTTTTGAGCCTTGCCCTTGAGGTGTCAACCGGCCCTGTAGGGCTTTTGGTACCAGGGGGGACGCTCCAAGGGGAGCGTACCCCTCCACTGGTACCAATGTCAAGCCCATCTGCCGATTTTGGTACCAGCGCACTGGTACCGTATTGGTACCGCTGGTACCTTCCTATAAGTTGCATTGCCTAGCCTTTCTTCGCGAGCAGAAGCGCGCTGGCCCATACGTTGTCGATCACGCTCCAGCCCGTGGATTCCGGGGCAATTTGCTCGGAGTTGATCAGCGCGCCGATCAGCTTATTCGTTACTGATGGTTTCATCATTTGCCGAACCGTACTTTCCGCGTTGCCGTCCTCGATCAGCTTTTCCTTCAAATCCTCCTTTGCGACATACGGTCGCCCATCATCAGAAACTTGTGCATGACCGGCCCACCATGCCCGCTCGAACGTCTTTTTGTGCCGCGCCAGCGCGCTGGTCTCTTGTGGCTGTATTTCCTCGCCCTCGACAAATACCGCGCTTGTGACCTTCTCGCCGTCATCGTCGAACCAGCCGGCAATCTCGACCACCTCCAGCGCGCCATTAATCGGCTCGGCCATTTCCGCGTCCTTGCTCTTGCGCTGGATGACCTGGATCGGCCCGCCTTGGTCGTCGGGTGGCACAACGCTGATCTCGATATCCAGGGCGCCCTTCCAGGCGCTAGAGCCGCGCGCTCTGTGCTGGGCCTCGGCTGCAACGCCAGTGTGATGAACCAGCAGCACCGAGCAGCCAAATTCTTTCATCAGCCCGCCGCAGGCATCAATCATCGTCTTGGCGTCCTGGGCGCTGTTCTCGTCGCCGGCCAAGAACCTGTGCAGCGTATCGACCACGATCAGCGTCGGGGGTTCTGGCAGCGCGCGGATCGCGTCAGCGGCCCTCTGATAGCCAGGCGCCGTGTTCAGATCAACGCCGTGCTTTGATATCCAACCGCGCAATTTCTTGATGCCGTGGTACTGCTTCCAGGCAGCAACGCGCCCGCGCAATCCATTATGCCCCTCGCCCGCCAGATAGACCACTGGCCCGTGATAGACCTTGTTGCCTTGCCATTCCGGCACTGCGCCCATGCTGGCAATCGACAACGCCATATCAAGAACGAGAAACGTCTTACCCCCACCAGACGGCCCGTGAACCATCATCATGGAATCGGCCTGCGCCCAATGCTTGATCAGCCACTTGATAGGCGCGGGCTGCTCCGAGAAGGCGTCCATCTCATCCAACCAGCCGTCGCTCGGCGGGAAGAGCAAGGCGTGCAGATCATGGCCTGCCAGGTGATAATCGTTCGCATCGCCGAGTTCTGGCGGCATGACGATCCTGGCCCCATAGCGAGCCGCGGCCTCATCGGCCTTGTTCAGCCCGACGCCGCTGGCGTCGTTGTCGGCGACAATGACAAGATCCCGCTGGTCGCCGTGCT